CGACAATTAGGCTGAAAAGGCATATTGTTTTAATCATTTCGCCTGCTTAAACTGTCCAAGAGATTGTCGACGTATGCCATCCAGCTCCAGAACTATGGCCAGACACGGGGAAGCTGCCGTTGGGTGGGGTTGCGCAGATTTGCACGGTGCCGTCTGCTGAAAATAGCCCCATGCTCGTCGTGTATACACCGGAATGGGTAACTATAAGCGGCACAAGCACAGGCGACATGTTGTGGCGAAATCGTGCTGGGAACGGAACTGTCATGAAGAAGGCCGTTGAAACTGTGCTCGGAGCCCAATGGGACGGCAGGAGACAGTGCACCTGTCGGCCAATTCGAGTAATCTTGAGAGTCAGTGACGGGGAAGTGTTTGGTCCCGTGAACGTAGTCACGTGGTCATACTCCTCGTAATAGCCAAATGGAGTGGCCGTGCCACCAGTAGTTGGTAACATTATGCCGCTGCCATTACCCTTGACACGAAGCACCTCATTACTCGTTGTAGCACCGGTAGCAGCGAAAAATACGTGGTCAGCGGTTGTGGCGTGAACATGATAACGCATAGTTGAGCCAGAAACTCCGAGACCCAGATAGTCATGTCGGGTGTTGTCCGTTGGCACTCCGATGCCGTCGAATAGAGCAACCATCTTTGCCGAGGTGTTGGCGCCCCAATTAATCTGTCCGTTTGGAGACATCGTCATCCCATTAAGAGTGGTAGATCCCGCTACGTTTAAGTTCGAGGTAGCGGGGATGGACACGGTTCCATTGCCACCGATCGTCATGAGCTCCACAGGTGTACCGGCCGCTCCATTAGCACGGTAAAATGAGTGACTCACAGTGTTACTTGCCACACTGTATCTCATTCCGGCAACTGCAACACCAATGCCATTGAAAGCGGAAGAGAGCGGATCCGCGTCACTGTAGCCGAAGACGATCGATCTAAATTTTGCATTGTTAAATGTGATGGTGTCCAACGTCACTGCGCCGAGAGCGTTTTGAACTGTCGGTGTCACCCAGGAGGCATTTCCAGACGCGTCCGAAGTAAACAGCTTTCCAGCACCGGCATCCGTCACCATCTGGAAGGCGGGAGTATTGAGCTTGCCAATGATCGCGAAATCACCATCGGACGTAAGATATGCTTTTTCAGAAGGATCTGCATTGTCCGAATCGACGGTAAAGCTCATTTTACACGTGGTTGGATCGGTGTTTTGCGTCACACTATTCACTTGAATGCCTCCTGTCATGTATCGGCTATTTGGTAGGGTTGTGTTGTAGATTTTGCCTTTGAGAAGTAAGAACGGGGAAGACTGTGGTGTCGTATCGGTTGCCGGAGTATAATTGTATATAGTCGCGGGACCACTCACAGCTAAAGAGCCTGGTTGATCAGCATTACCCACAGTGATCCCATTGGTGGTTATTGAATTTGCACTAGCGGCACCGGTGCATTGCACTGTATCTACAGTCACTGTGCCAGCGGAAAATTCACCTGTAGCACCTCTTCGGACCAAACTATTGGGAACATTGGAACTTGAACCAGCATCGGAAAGTTTTGCCCAATTTTGAGAAGTTGTCCCAACGATTACATTATTAGTTAACATCGCATATTGACTATTCAATGCCGTAGCACCAGCGAGTACATAAGTAACCGTTCCTTGTATCATGGTTTGGGTATCATCTGATCGTGTAAGAATCCAAGGTGTACTAGCTGATCCCGCATCTGTAACTACAAAAATACCTGCATCGGATGGATTGCTGATGGATTGATCAAGTAAAATGCGGTCACCATTGCTAACATTTGTACCGTCAATGGTCAAAATACCATTGGCATCAGCTGTATACACAATAGCCGGTTGTACTCCATTTTTTGTATATGATGGCAATGGGCCTACCGTTTTGTAATCGCACGCTTCCTTGTAGGTAATACCCGAAGCAAATGCGTCAACATAGCTTTTTGTTGTTGCATGAGAATTCTGTGTAGGTGGAGAATCTAGAATTATTTGAGAAGCAGAAAATTGACCGGATCCATCTCTTTTTACAAGAGTGGATGCAACATCGGTTGAAGTAGCTTCATTGACAGTTTGCTTCGTATCAGAATACTGAGAGCTAACAGAATCAACGTAGAGCTTTGATGCAAAATTGTAGTCCAAAAGCTGCGGTGTTGTCACATAGCCAGAGTTTGAATTTCTTGAAACATAAATTGGGGTTGACATTATTATATATATATTACAGAAATATAATAATTTAATCTAACGTAATCTTATTATACATATGGTCACCAACTTTTACGAAAAAATTGATAAAAAATTTAGAAAAGACCCCTACACGAATCCAAATAAATGCAAAAATGTACCCTTGCACCCTTTTCGAATGGTATTAGTTGGAGCGTCTGGATCTGGCAAAAGTAATCAAGCAATGAATTTATTATTAGATTGCAATGCTTTCGAAAAAATATATTTAATAGCCAAACAGTTAGATCAGCCGCTGTATAAATTTTTAATTGAAAAACTCGAACTTGCAGGAAGTAAGTTAAAACAAAAGGTCCTGATTGCTTCTGAAGATATTAAAGACCTACCGAACCCAGACGATCTTAATCCAAATATACAAAATTTAATAATAATTGATGATATGATTCTGGAAAAAAATTTAAAGCCTGTAGAGGAATTATATGTGCGGTCTAGAAATAAGAACTGCTCTGTCATGTTTTTAAGTCAAAGCTTTCATGCTATCCCTAAAATTATTCGATTGCAATCAGGTTACGTAATGCTTAGGAATATAGAATCGAAAAAGGATTTCAAAATGATGGCCAGCAATTACGAATTAAACAGGACTTCAGAAGAGCTTTATAAAATGTACCAGAAAGCTACATCAGAACCATTTAGATTTTTCACAGTTGATCTTGTTACTACTAATCCAAGTCTAAAGTTTAGAGCGGGATACGCGCCAATAGACGACTTAGACAAGCAACCACAAGCAAAAGAACCAGATGCAGAGCCTAAGAAGGGAGGCGCGATTACTCCCCAACAAGCATTAGATAATCTATTTAACCGACACTCGAGTATCTTCGTAAAATAGGCTTAAAGATTTATCAATATACATTATTATAAATGAATAAATATAACAACGCCAAGGTGTATAAAATCGTAAACGATATCGACGATAAGATATATATTGGTTCTACATATCAGTCTTTGACCAAAAGATTCAGGGACCATAAAGCGGATGCAAAAAGACGCCCTAAACGACGCGTATATAAACATTTTAACGCAATTGGCTGGAACAATGTTAAAATAATTTTAATCGAGGAATTCCCGTGCAAATCAAAAATTGAGCTTGAGAAGCGTGAACGTGAAATGATTGACGAGCTATTACCATCTTTAAATAAACGTATCCCTTGTCGAACATTAGAAGAGTATTATCAATGTAACAAAGTTGTAATTAAAGCAAAATATGAATTAAATAAAGAGGTAATTTTAGCAAAACAACGTAAATATCAAAACGACAATAGAGAGCAATTTAAAGAGTACCAAAAAGAGTATCGTCTAACAAATAAAGACAAAATTAACGCTAATAGAAGGGCCCAATATGCAGCACGGCAATTAAGAAAACAACAGGAGGCAGATAGCGAATAAATATTTTCACACAGATACTATAAATTTATTCTAGATTAATAGTATAATGAATACAATTGACTTAAGGCCAATTATCACCAAGCACCATAGGTTATTAATGAAGGGCAAAGGATTAGATAGATTGAAGATAGAAAAGGATTTACATAAATTAGGCATGAAACATGGTATGCAAGGAGCAGGTATATTTGATTGGGTCAAAAAGGGATACGAAGGTATTAAACGATTTTTGTCAGGCCCAAGGCTCAATTTCTCGCCCACAATTAGGAAAATTTTAGAAAAATATGGCGATCAACAGATATTAAGTATTAGTGTACATAGAAGGCCAATATTTAATATTATCGAAAAATTAGCTAATTGGCTCAGTCTCGGTAGATATGAACAAAATAAGGCAAAATTATCATATGATAAACTTTTTCATTTATACATAATTATTAAAATTAATGGCCTTTCTTTAAAGGTTGAGAAAAACGAGCAAGTGAATGTTGTTAAATCAACAACGGAAGATCAAAATGCAGATGGCCTACCGGTTGGTTCTGCAGCTGGACTTACATTAAGAAAATTTTTAGAAGAGCCGTTGAATAGAAATATATTAACAACTGCGCAATATTTCGGATATAGGGCCTATTCAACTAATTGTCAACATTTTGTGCACAACTTATTGAAGGCTAGCGGTTTATTAACTGCACAATTAAATAATTTTATCATGCAAGATACAGAGGCAGTTCTAGAAGGCGTTGGATATTTTAAAAAAATTGCCGATACAACTACTGATCTAGCGGCAAGAGCAAAACATGCAATGGAAGGCGGCAAAGTTAAACGGAAACAAAAGCCAGTTAGCGAAGCAACTTGGAAGGCTCTGCCTTCCCGAGTCAAACGGAAGCGTAAAGTAATTAAACGAAAAACTAAAAATTAATAATAATAATTTATAATCATTCATTCCAAGCGAATCGGCCATTTTTGTACCACTTTACTTCGTGTTCTGCTTCCCAATGTTTGAGCAATTTCGGGGCATCTTTGAGTATATTGGCTCGTGGCTCAATTGTGTTCGAAGAAGCACTTCTGTAGCCTTTCCAAGCGATTTCTAAATGCGGTTCACCATCTCGCATCAATGGTCTAACAATTTTTGATATTTCATATTTTTCTGGTTCATCTATTGCATTTTGGACAGAACCAATTTTCTGTAAATCGTTGGTATAATATCGAGTTCCAACGATTGCTCCAGTTTGATCTTTTAATCTATACCATGGAGAAGAATACGCGCTTGTAGGTTTTACAGCTTGGTAAATTGTATATATCTGTTTAGACCACAGCTCACCAGACCTAGGCCTATCTTCTGCATCTAATTTAATTCGAACACGGTCTCCTTTCTCGAATTTTTTCTCTAATCCTTCTCTCTTCGATAATACTGATTTACTAATTTTACCTTTAACATTATCTAAAAGCTTTCTATCTTGAGCTCTTAATTTTTTATCATTAATATTTAATTTATCTAATTGGTTTGGTATCTGCTTTGTTACTGTATTCATAGACGAATTATAATTATTAATTAAATTAGATAGTTCCTTGGCCCAATTAAACGTATCACCTTTTACCTTCATTGACATTCTAATCATTCGTTTAATAATACCATTGGTTCTCTCAATATTACCGTTCGATTGAGGAGCAGCCGCTTTACTTAATAATTGTACAATATTATTATCTTTTAATAATTGCTTAAATTTTGCGGACACAAATTCACTGCCTCGATCCGAGCGAATACTTTTAACTGTCCCTACCTGTTTTAAAAGCTTTTTCATAGCTGGGATGACATCTTTCTCAGCCTTACTTTTCATTGGTACGGCATATACCTTCTTACTAAACAAATCAATCCCTGTCAATATATAATTATAGCCATCGATTTGGAAATTTTGCATATCTATTAAATCAATACCTATTTGTTCATGTGGTCTTGATAATACTGTTGATTGTATATTTGTCGTTTTTGTGGTACGCATATACACTTGATGTACTTCCTGTCTAGATAGCCAATCTAAAAGATCTCGATACGTTACCTTTATACCTCTTGATTTGGCCAAAGCATGAAGCTTGTCCCGACCAAAAAAATTCCCCTGTGTATAATACAAGTCATGGAGCTGACTTTCGGTCTCTTTACTAATCATTTAATATAATATGTAGACAGATTATATTACATAATTCAGAAAATTAATTATTTTTTGCATATTTTTGAAAAAGTTGTGTAATTCAGTTGTTGAGTTCCAAGGGTATGCCCCATAATATGCGCTTGTTTTTTCCGTTCCAAACCATTCATTTTCTCATTTTCAATTTTCTCTGATATGAAGAACTTACGCAACATATTCGTTGAAACCTTTTTGCCGTCAAATATTCGTTGCATGAAATTCACAAAGGCTGTTTGGGACATCTGATTTCCATCTTTTCCAGATACTACATATTTAGCTTTGTATTTATTCTTGTATTCAGTCAAAACATTAATAACTTCATCAGGTACATCAATTATCCTTGTTCCATGTGTGGTCTTTGTTTTATAGTTGCAAATAACCAATCGTTTACTTTTCAAACATAAATAATTAATATCTATTGTATCCTCCTTTGATGAATCCTCGAATAATAGCGAAGTCCTGTAATCCTGCGCTCTCAGAGGAGGAATATATGTGTACAGACATAATAAGGCATATTCACGTAATTTTTTATTGTCAATTTTTAGTTCATCTCGTTTCTGTTCCACTTGAGCCATAGTTAATTGATTTTCTTCTTGTTTCTCGGTTGGGGCTGCATATGCACGGGCGTCATCGGCTTTCTTTGCTAGAGCCTTAAATTCTGTATCGAATTGGGATGTATTTATATTCATAATTTTAAGGCAATTGATATACCCATTGAGAATAGTTTTTGAAACAGATAAATTTAAAGTGTTCAAATAATTAATAATTTTTGTTGAATCCTCTAATTCTGCAACAGTGGGTAATTTATTTTCAAAGCAATTATTAATTATTCGTTGATATGAGCTTAAATAACTAGTTGCTGTCGAATCCAATACCCCAGCGTTTTTGAATGCTATTTTGGTTTCATCAATAGTTAAGAGTTTTGCTTCATCCAACTTTATTTCAAAATAATTGCCAAATTCTTTTATCATTATTTGTTTTGCTTCAGAAGTCAATGCATTGCTCTTATTCAGTTTATTTAAACACTCATTTACTTGATTCTGGACTTCTTGCAACATTTTCAATTGACTTTGTAAATTATTAATTATTTTACTCATTTCTAATACTCTATTATTGATAAGTCTTTAAGTATGTTTGAATTTTTTATGTTTTTAGATCGAAGAACAGATTGTAAAGTACAAATGAGTAAAATAATTAATAAATTACTCAAGTATTTTCAATCGAGTTCAACAGCAAAAAAGAAGCGAAAAAGCTAGTATGGAATTACCTTTCCCTCCGAGTCGAGACGGAAGTTTCCGTCCATGTCTCCGATACTCATGATGAGTTTGACCTTGTCACCATCGAAGTAGATGCACACGATGCCAGAGTGCTGAAGCTGTCGGATGATGTTTTCGTACACCTGCTGCTGAATCTCGTTGAGCTTCTCCAGATCGGTACACTGTCCGTTGCCATCTACAGGTCCTTTGATCGTGAGCTTGAACGTTCCATCATCCTTCTTTTTCAGCGCTTTTACCCGGATGCAGCAGTCGAGCTCCTCATCGGAAGGCATGCGTTGCGCATATGTGACAGCAGCCGCGAAGGCAGCGGCGGCATCTGATTCCCGCGCTTCCTTCCACTTCTTGTAGCTACCGGCGGCAACAATACCGTCGATGCACTTCTTGAGTTCAGGGGACTCCTCGATGGCCTTGTCACCTAGCTCCCTCAGAATGCGCTGACGCTCTGCTTTCCTTGCGGCCTCTGCCTTGGCCTCCTCACGGAGCTTCACCTTGATAGGGTTGTCCTTGCCAAGGGCGGCGAAGGCATCAGGGCCACAGTATTTACAGGACTTCTGCGGAGAGGAAGCAGCGGCAGCCAGAGGGTTAGAAGTGGAGGAGGCGGGCTCGCTCATGATGTGCCCACAGGAGTAGACGGGAATGGATCTGTCAGGGCACACAGGCAAAAACGACAAATTAGTAAGCATGTTGAATGATGATTAACTCTCCTCTTCCACCTATGCTCCCTGCCAGCCTGCAGAAAGATCAACTATGGAAAGTTGAGCTGCATGGTCCAGTCCTCAGGAACAGCAGGACACTTGATGACGCGGTAGAAGCTCTCGGGCTTGCTCTCATCTCGGACAGATGCCTTGACAAAAACGAGGGCGTGGAACAGCGGCGTAAGCTTAGGGAAAAGTCGTGAGAAATTGGCGTTGCTGTCGATCGGCTCGATTCCCCAGCACGTGTTGAAGTCCTTCATCTCGCTCTTGTTGGTAGTATGGAACATGAATGCCGTTTGAGTGAGCTCGCGCCAGATGGGTACAAGGCCGCTCTTGGTGCGTTGAATGGCAACGATGACGGTGGTGTTGTGATGCTTGTGCTTGCTCAGAAACTCCGACATCTTGAGCAGATCGACCAGACCCACGATGTCGTCAAGCACGATGAAGTTAGGAGCGAGCGCACCCTTCGCTCTCAGCTGCTGCAGGGCTTCGATATGAGACCAGAACTTGTCCTGCTGCTCCTTGGCGCAACAGATGATGCGCGAAGAGATATGCTTGTCGAAGCCGCAGCTCGCACGCTGACCCGTGATGATGACGCCGAACTTGAAGTAGTTGTTCTTGTTGACGTTGTAGTGATGCAGCAGCGAGGTAATGGCGAACGATTTGCCCGAATCTTGACCACCGATAAAAGCGAACACACGAGGAAACAGAGGAGTCACGTCGTCGAGTGTGCCAAAAGGAATGCCGTGAAGTGTGCGCGCACGATCCGTCAGAGTTGGAACTAAGCCCTGCTCAACCACGCCACCAGGCGGCTGCGTCGTGGTATTGGTGGCTTCATCCCACGAAAATTCTGCAACATTCTTCAAAGGTAACGAGCTTGTCTTGGCGTTGTTGCAGTCTGCGCCACAGTTGCATTTGTAGCGAGGATGGCTGCCGCACGGATGGTTGTTCTTCTTGCATTTGCAGTCGAAGCAGGTGCCGGGTTTGCACTTGCAGTTGACAATGTTGGCGGTATCGGGCGTTGCAGCAGACGACGGCACGACTGGCGCGCCGTGAATGTAACGCTGCTGGAATAGATGCACGACGTTGTAGATGATGAGCGCCACGAACAACGCCGCGATGACGTAGTCCACCGTATCGAAAGGAAGCTCTTGGACGGCAGTAACCAACCGATCGGTCCAGCTTGGCGGGGGTACCGGGGCGCGACAGACAGGCGCAGGATCCTTCCAAATGCCAAAGGTCATATTTGACATCCAGCTTGGCGGTGCTTGTGTAGGCACACACACTGGTTCAGGATCGTGCAACAGGTTTCGGATGTACTGCACGCCAAAACTGCTACTGACGGCGTTGAGTTGGTTGCGTGCAACGGAACGAAGACGTTTGAATGTCCACCGCGACGTGTCTCCGACGGCCGATAACGCTTCTCCCGCGGTCGCACTGATGAACTCATCCGTTTGCGCGACTGCCTTGTGAGCGGAATTAATTACTCGATTGACCAGTTGCGTCACCTTGTACGTCATCCACGCCAACGCCAGGAACACCACAGACCACGCGTTTTTTACGGGGGAAGGGAACGAAGGAAGCGCCGACCACATTGCGAACAGCATCGACGACGGTACACGTGAATGCAAACTTGCTGAGGCGGTTGATGAGGCTGTTGCGAAGGATGTTTCGCCGACGACAGGTGCACCACGCGACGACGAGAAGACACGCTTCAAACAAGAGTACAGTACACCAGGCCACATACACGGTGACGACACACCCGAGAGCGCGCCGGTACTTGACGGTGAGAGTGGTGAGGACGACGAACGGGCACCAGAAGCACCAGTAGAACCACTCCAGATGAGGCGGAAGCATGCAAAAGGCGGGGTAAAGCAGTACGACGAGGAACAGAATGGTTCCACGCATGTATCTGTGGAACAGGTGCACACACAAGCAGCGCAACCGCGCGTCAGCGAACGGGTGTCGGCGAGCGCAAGCAGAGGACCGAAGACAGCGCGCAGCAGGCTGACTCCGGCTAACTTACGTTGTCTACGGTCCCTTGCGTCGGTTCTGCGTAGTGCCAGCGCTCGGAACGGTGTTCGGATGCTAAAGTCAGCGCTGAACAGCACACAGTCAGAGCACAGAGCCACGCAGAGCGGCCGAGTCAGCGCTGACTTCGGCCCCAACAGTGCACGCAGACCGCTGGAACAGGGCGCGATCAAGGGCCCACACCAGTAGCAATACTCTGCTTGCAGGAGTTAGCCAGTGCTCGCCTTTATGGTGTGTTCACGCAACTGCGCGACACTGACTGGGAGCGGCGGAGGAGAGAGCCCAGCCGTGGCGGGCTGTAGAGAGCAGTAGAACGCTAACTCCCGCTGACTTTGCGCTAACTTACGTGCTATCGGGTCGTACCAATGCGCTGCAGGTGTCAACGGTGCGAGCTGTGCTACTGGTGTGCTGAAGTCAGCGCTGGAATGGGGTGCCACGGTGGGCTGCGAGCCGGCGGCTACGCGACCGTTACTGGGTAAAGACTGGAAAGACGCCGGAACAGAAACAAATAACAATGATCATGAATGAAAAGTAATTTATTTAAATACAAATTTTTATTAATGTTTAGGGTTATTATTGTTCTTGTGTTTAGCAGCAGTCTGCTCAATCATGGCAATCAGTCTTTTCCGATCAATTGGCTTCTTCGCTGTAGTGCTAGATTGAAAATACTTTAGTAATTTATCTATGTTTGTTTTCCACACTTTATTAATTAAGTCGTCGTATTCATAAGCAAATTGACCTTCCTTTCTCTCTGGAATTTCCAAAAATTTCGGTTCTTTTAATTTCGGTTTTAATAATTCCTTATTTTTACTGTTCCTTGCTAAAACTTGCATAACACTAATTTGTTTTATTAAATCATTTGCAAATTTACTTAACCTTGCGAATCTACTTTTAGCCCGTGGTTTGGGCTTTGGTTTTGGTTTTGGCTGGGGTTTTGGAGGTTCAGGCTGTTCATGTGATTCTTGAACCTTTGGAGCGCCATTTACTACCTTCAGCGGTGCCATGATTTCCGTTTTTCTGGGTATATCTTTGGTACTGTACACATAGACCTTGTCTTTTTTAAAATAAAATTCAGCATTATTATTTTTACTATATTTGGATGGTTTTATGAATTGGCCTTCGTGCACGGCATTTGGGTTCCAAGCATCAATGTATTGATTGTTTCCCACGTGCAATAGACGAGGATTATGCAATTCTGTATTTGATTTGAACAATTCACCATCATATTCTGTAATGTATTGATTTGCTGGTCTATCTATCGTTGTATATAATCCTACTCCTGGGCGCTGACCAGATTTCTCTATCCGGAAATCTCGTTCTTTTGCTTCATGTTGTGGGCAGAACCGGCCATATTTGGCCATGTGTTTACACTGCCTTTTACGCTTCGCCCAACGTTTTGATACTTCAGCTTCACATCGTACTTGAGGTATTATAGAAGACATTGTCGTTTTATAATATTAATCTAGAAAATTGTAAATATATTTAATCAATGTTTGAACTGTAGCCGCAGTAATTACGTTTGTTTGCATATGTCCAATTAAAGCAGCAATTGGGATAATTTGGTTTTATTTTATCGTGCCTATAACCCAATAAAAGCATAGCAATAATAAAATCTCCGTTTGCGCAGTATGCATTTTTGCTTTCTGTTAACGGCCGCTTTGAAAAGTAATGCTCGATTTGATGTTTAAGGCCGTATGAGCTGATGTTTTTATTTATTGATTTGCGTTGAGTAAAAATCATTGGAATTTCTATTAATAATTTGGCTATTCGTTCAGTATCAAAGTCCCCATCATCTTTTTTATCATCTGGTTTGAATCCACAGGAAGTCAGATATATTTGTTCGCGTTTGAATGATTCTAGTATATTATTCATTTCTAACTGTTGATCTTCAGTAAGTTCATATTTTGTATTTTTTTTTGGTTCAGACATTTATATCTACATATATCCTTAAAACTTTAAGTGGCCTTTCACATAAGTTATTAAAAAATCTGGACAGTTTTATGGATAGTTTATAATATCTTTTTTGAAACTGTCCATAAAATTCATCGTTAGCTTGTTACTTCTGGACCGTTTGGACCGTTTGGACCGTTTTTTCTGCAAAACTCCATATTTTATTTTTTTGTCACAAAATAATATATTTTTTTTTTCCTAAAAAACGGTCCAAACGGTCCAAACGGTCCAGATGGGTGACATATATACTTAATTTATTTATGAATAATAATATAAAAAGTTATAAGATAGATGATTATAATATATATCTAAAATAGAAAGTGAATATGTCAACGACGTGGACCGTTTTTTTCAAACGGTCCATAAACTGTCCAGATTTCGAAAAATAAAAAGGGGTTTAAAGATTTGTCAATATACATAATTATAAATGTTAGATTTAGTTAATAAATTCATTGAAAAAGGCTTTACCGTAAAACCATTACGCGCTAATGAAAAGTTGCCAATTTGCCAAGATAAAAAATTATTTGCCAAAGGTACTGAAAAAATATCTAATAAAAACTCCCTCAAGATACTAAAAGAAGATCCTAAATTAAATTATGGTGTTTTGGCTGGTGACGATGTCATAATAGTTGATATTGATTTGAAAGACTCAAAACCAGATAAAAAAACTGGTCAAATTGCCATAACCGCTGAAGAGGCTAGAAGAAGATGGCAAACATTACAAGACGAAATCGGTACAGATTTTTTAAATACATTAACTCAAGAATCAACTACAGGAGGTTTACATTTATTCTATAAATTAGATGACGAATCTAGGAAAATAACCCAAACAACAAAATTTGATGACTATATCGATACAAGGCGTAATACTGGCTATGTTGTTGGCGCTGGTTCAAAAATAGATGGAAAGGAATATAAACTAACGAAGGATATTGATATGTTAGTATGTCCAAAAGAATTGACAGAAAAATTATTATATTACAAACATAAAAAATTACCCGTTATTGAGAAAAAACCTCAAAAGCCGTTAAAAGAAGATCCAAAGTATGAAATCAAAGAAGACCCAGAAGTCAATAAAGAACTAGAATGGGTAATATTAAAAAGATTCTTTGATGAATGCTATAAAGAGGACAGATTCACAGATTACGATGACTGGATAAAAATTGGTATGGGCATCAAAAATAGATATGGAGAAAATGGCTTTGAGCTATGGGAATACTATTCAAATAAATCTAAAAACCCTGACCCTAAAGCGAAATTAACAGTTATGTTCAATGGATTTAAAACAGACAAAGAAAGGCAAATTAACATAGGTACATTATATCTCTATGCTAAAACTGATAATTTAGAAAAGTACAAGCAAATTTTAGATGAAGTTTATGCAGAAATTAATGAAGTTGAAAGTCATGAAACATTTAATATGGAATACTTTGGTAGTTTGATGCTTGAAAATGATAAAGGTAAATTCATATACACAAAAAAACAAAAGACCTATTTTGAGCAATATGTATGTGCTGTTGAAAACCCATCTAGATTTTATGTCAAAGAGGGCAATATAATGAGTCCGCGAGAATTTCTACTCAATTTTCCAGAATTCCCAGGTTTTATCAAATGTTGGTTGACTGATACGAAAAAGAAATGTTATAAACGAGTCGATTTTAGGCCAGATATTGAAAATTGCCCCGCGGATGTATTGAATTTATTCAAGGGTTTTGATGTAGTAAATAATTATGTTGAATATGATAAAAGTAAAAGAGATGAAATAATAAAACCTCTATTAGATCATTTTTCAATGCTCTTTAATCATGATGAAAAATTTTTAAACTATTATTATAAATATCATGCTAATATGTTCCAAAATCCAGAAAAGAAAGCGGGAACAGCTTTAATAATGCGTGGTGAACAAGGTGCAGGTAAAAACTTCACTGTAACTGATATATGGGGTCATATGATAGGCCAACACTCTTATATCTCAGATAATAAACCAGACACTTTTTTTAATACACATTCAGTAGTCTTAGAAAATAAAATGCTCGTTAATGTGGATGAAGTTAGAGGAAAAGACACAAGCGATGTTATAGAACAAATTAAAGGTTGGATTACAAATCCAGAAACACATATTAACGGGAAAGGTATTAAAGCAATCGGTATAAAGCTGTTTGCCTATTTCGTATTCACTACGAACAATAAAACACCAGTGCAAATTCCACAAGGAGAAAGAAGATTTTGGGTCGTTGATACATCAAGCGAAAAGTTAAATGATGTAAAGTATTTCAGTGCATTGAAAAAACTAATTACCAAAGACTGGGTTATGATGAGTGCATTTTATGATTATTTGATGTCTATAGAAATACCCGAGGATTTTGAATGGGCAAATGAAAGACCAATAAATGAAGCATATAAAGATATACAAAGCGCTTTTATTCCATCTCATATTCAATTTTTGGTAGAAACCATTGATACATTGTTTGTAAAGAAAGACAAAAATAATTATGTAGCAGAAGTTGAAGAAATAGATATATCAGCTAAAGATTTTCTCGATCAATATTTACTTTGGCGCAGAGAGGGCAACTTTAAAGACGATAATATGAACTCAACGCAATATGGCAGACTTATGAACGACGTTCGCGGGATTACAAACTATAAAAAAGGAGTTAAATATTACAATCTAAACAAAGCAGAAATTGAAGCATATTTAAAGAACAAAAAATACATTTAAAAGTACTTAAAGGTTTATCACGTTAATAATATTATAAATGGATATTATTAATTTAGAAGAATACAATAAGCTGAAGGAGCAAATGGAGAAAATGCATGCAAAATGGCGGGAAAATTCAAAGAAGTATTATGAAAAGAATAAAGACAAAGTGCGAGCGCAATATGAGGCCAATAAAGAGGATCGAGCAGTAAAACGAAAGGCCAACTATGAAAAGAACAAAGAAAGAGAACGTATTGCTTTCAAAACATGGTATCAGAATCCTGAAAATAAGGCCAAACATAACGCAAAAATGAAGGAAAATATGACTTGTGAATGCGGTCTCCAGATTTTACGAGGAAATTTAGCCAAACACCGCAAGTCAACTATTCATAAAACAACATTGGAAAAATCAACAGAATCTGAACCAATTCCAGAATACACCGAGGCTGAAGATGATTTGCGAGAAAATATATAGAAAAATATTTTCTGTTATAATATTGGTGCAAGCTTTACCATCGTATAACCGTAGTTCAATTGGAAAATGCGGATAGAAGTACGCCGTCTCTTCCCTGCCGGAGGTTGTGGATCATGGCCACATGGTAAATTTGCCGAAAATCTGACATTGAAAACGTTATCCTTCCAAGTTAATCCCGTGTTCAAACAACCTTGATTTTTCTGAAATATAAATTGTATCTCAGAATTTTTTAATTTACAAAATTTAATTATTATTTAAATCGTCATTTTCAATCAGTGCATCCTCGTTATTAACAACTACTCCCTGAAGGGGAAGTCCTCCTCTGGAGACAGCCTTCTTTTTAATAACCTTTCGCTTAGCCTTTTTTGGTTTGCACTTGATACCATTTTCAAATTCATATTTACAGAACCAACAGGCTTTACAATCAATGCAATTATTACATAGCAGCCTTGTACAGTGTTTGCAAGTAGCGATACCCGTAGGTTCTTGTTTGTCTAAATCTTTGAAGGAAAGTTGAGGGCAAGCGGGATTATTCGGATATATAAAATCTAAACATTTCGCGCACTCGAAAAAATATAAATTGACATTTTGAGGTATCGTCCCATTTTTTGAGCACAGCCAAATTTCATCAATTCCCGGGCACGGGCACCATTTATCCCTCACTTCGCACCAGTGATAATATGAAGCGGTCGGTAAAAGCTTACCACTTCCTCGATTGCTGAAAATCATTCCAATGTACTGTTCATCATTGCATAGACCTCTATAAACTTTTTCGTACTTATTTATGACTGCCTTTATTTTTCTCTTTTTTTCTCTAAGGAAAAAGCTCTGTCTCCAATGTTGTACGTTTTGAAATGTTACAGTAAGTCGAGTGTCCGAAAATATGCCCGAAAAAGCCAAGTGTATGTCTTTTTTATGTTCATGTATTTTTTGAACTATTTTGTCATTTTCATCTAATAACATCCAATAGTATTCTTGAACGTCATAAGGCATAACATATCTAACTGTTTCAATATTAATATATTCCATAATTATATAATACATTAATATCATTTTTTAATTTCATCGGTCGCAACTGCGTTTTCTTTGTGCGGGTTAGGAGCTGATTGAACTTCTTCAGCTGGAGGCTTTTTCAGACAGCTCGACTCGCAATGCTTTAATACGAACTCACAGAATGGCGAGTTTACTTTCATATCATCTAATTCGCAATTCACGCTACTACAACATGTTCCCATACTATATAATAAATGACTAGAAAAAATATTAATACTTCTTGAGCTCCTGAAATAATTCATTCTTATAATCAATTAATCGATCAATTTGAACCATTAAATCGTCAATTTTCAATGCGATATTGTTTAACGTATCTACACAATTCTCGCACAATTTATGATCTTTTTTAGTGTATTGACCATGAATTTCAAAAAGCTCAATCGATTCCACGTTACACCTTTCGCAGACTTTTTCCATATATTATATATTATTGACAATTTTTTTATTAATATTTACGTAGATTTGTTGTTCCGAAATCAATCACGCGCCTTATTTGGATCGGTCTTTTGTGATTTCATATATATTAATAAAATTTCATAAAATCATATTAATTTTCTGCGTCAATAATATAGAAAAAAGAATATGACATTGAATACTCCGTTCATTGATTCAAAAGCAGCCAAGGCGAAAATAGCAGATAAAAGAGTAACAGCTAAACTAGCCTTAAATCGAGCTCTCAAGGCCGGAAACATTGATGATGCGGAAATGTTAACAAGATTACTGAACACAAAAGATTTAAGACTTGATGCCCTAAAAGATATACATCAAAAAGCTGATAATGAGGAAATGATACTGAATCGCCGTCTAAAGGCCGAATTAGGTGATTTACCGATAAGTCAGAAAACAGTCAGTCTTATAGATAAATTGACCTATGGGCAAAAATCAGCATTATTAAATGAATTGCCAAAAGTATCAGAACATTATAAACAAATTGCAGCTGAAAAAGGTTTTTCGACACCAGATGTTGAGCATTTGGTAAAGAGTGCAGTTACTAGAATAATAAGTGCAATTGCTCTAGGTTCGAGACTTAATGCACCAGCATCTCCAGGATCTCCGGCATCTTCAGGATTTTCAGGATTCCCACCATTTCCAGCGTCTCCAGCTCCAACATCTCCAGCTCCAACATCTCCAGCATCTCCAGCAAATAAATTTATGACTCCATCAAAACCACCAGGTTTACCTATTCATCTCGGGTCTCCTATTACGTCATTGCCACCATTGTCACCATTTCCACATTTGAAACCAAGTCCTCTAAGACCTCTTATACTCCCCCCATCGACTGCATCAGGGCTTCCAGTAACACCGATGCCTCAATTGGGTGCTGCTCAGCCTGAGGCAGCTTCAGTCTCCAGGGGAGGACTTCCCCTTCAGGGAGTACGCCGCGGACCTGGCAGACAAGCAGCGGGACCACTTGGATCACTTAGTAATCCAACAGAATCAGATCAGATAGATGACTTAGATTTCATGTTTGGTAAAAGTATGCATGAATATACAAGTCAAAAAAAGTTTTGGGAGGATGTACAAGCCCATTTGCCCGGCGCGGTTAAACAAATTACCGCAATAAAATATTACCAAAAAGCAAAGAAATCTCAACAAGCAGCCGCTACATCGTCATCCGCTGCATCTTCGTCAGCCTCCGCAAATCTTTCAGGCATGGTTTTAAGGCCAAGAGTTCAAGCAAAACAAGAGGGACAAGGATTTAAGGCTAAATTGAAATTTGGTAACTATTTAATTGATGCAAAAAAATTAAAAAAGAATATTCTATCCATTTCATATCAAAACGGTTCGAAAGTCCCAGGATTCCCCAATGTGAAAATTAGTGAAACATTGAAAAAGGTATTTATGAAACAAAAAGTTAATACCAAAAAATTAAATTTGACAGATAATGAAAAACGATTCCTACATAAATTAATGGAAAAATCTGATGCTGAAGTCTCCAATAGCAAACGTCGCTTAATGGGCCCCGCACCTGCTGGTGTAGACGTAAATGCTCTGAAAGATAGGCTCGATATCCTGATTGGGAGCATTGATGCAGGGAATAACAATCCAGCTATCAAAGACGAGATAGGACAGATCATGACAACCTTCGTACAAGCGAATATCATCCCTAGAGAACAAGCCAGCTCTTTTTTAAAAGAATATGTTGAAAATATTTAATTTAATTATTAATTTGTAAAAACAATATTATTATTTATCTAGAACAATAATATAATAACCAATATGTCTCGTATAGATCCAATCATTTTGAATCAAGCTCAAAATACATCTGGCGTTAAACATAAGTTAACAGTCAAATTTCCACAACCTCAAAACTTTAATAACCAAAGAATTGCGCTTGCTTATGCAGGTTTGTATTACAGCTGGCGAAATGTCAGCAGCTACCGAACTAAATCCGGTTTGGATGGCTGGAATAATGACAAATTCAGTTATATCTGGGTAGATGGCACTACTTACAATGTTACTTTACCAGAAGGATTTTATGCCATTCCAGATATTAATGATTATTTGCAACGATACGTTATGAAACCAAACGGCCATTTCGTGTTAGATGCAGATGACAAAGCAGTGTATTTCATTCAAATCGAATCTAATGCAACTTATTATTCTGTCACTGCTACTATGTCTCCTATCGCTGTGCCGGTTGGAGGTTCAAACCCAAATTCCTTGTCATTGGGCGAAGTACCTCAATTAGTTATTCCAAATGAAAATGATTTTGGTAAATTGTTGGGTATTGACCCAGGTACATATCCCTCAGCTGCAGGAACTACAGATGCTTATTATTTGAATTCACAAAATGTTCCAAATATCTCACCTGTGACAACAGTGAACATAAATTGTAACTTAAGTCAATCTAAAACATCGATTTTTACAAATACTATTCATCAATTTAGTCCAACAGTTGCCGTGAATCAATACATTGCAATTCAACCTCCGTTTTTAGTGTATTTCGATGTTTCAGGTGGAACATATAACGACATTACGGTTTATTTCACTGATCAGGAAGGTAGACCGCTAGATATTATCGATCCAAACATTACAGTTACATTACTATTGGAAACAAAATAAATGAATTCAATATTTGTTAATAATTTTCTGAAATAATATATATAAATATGAGTTCGAGAAGACAAGTTCGATTACCTGGAGGCGGTTTTACATCCCATCTGATTCGAAGACCTCAACGCGTGTCTGTTGTTGCTCCTATTCCAAAACCGGTTGTTCCTGCTCCCACTGAAAGCGCCCCAGCCGCCCCAGTAACCAGAGGAGGAAAGGTAAAAGGATCAAAAACAGCAGCAGCAGCACCAGTAGCACCAGTTGCACCTATTGTTGAACCAGTTAGCGAAATGAATCATATAGATAAAGCGAATTCGAAAGCCCGTAGAGCAGAGGTATTAAAAACTATAAATGATGCATTGACTGGCAAATTAAAAGCGCCGAAACAACGCGGAGGAATGCTGCGCGTATTATCCTGAAAAAATTTTAATAAAATAATGTATAATAATATTCATGACATCGATGGATGAAATTGAGAATTATATAAAAAATCAAAAAATGCCAATATTTTACGAATTCAACTCAACCACAAAGCGATATGAAGTTAATTTAAATGACCGCTACCTTGTTTCAAAGGACAATAAGCTTATACCCACAGCTTTTCAGAAATTTATTCCTGAAAACGATTATCTTTATTACACTAATGACAATCCTCTGTATGGACACCCCTTTGTTTACGTTGTTGCGATATAAGCAGAAAAAGTAAAATGATTATTTTCGATAATTGTAAATTATTATCTAAAATATAGATATATAAACAACTCATGTCCTATCTAGACTCAGAACTAATCGACAATTTACTTGGAAGGGATCCCAGCCATGAAAGATATGGATTAAGTAAATTCGAAACAAATGAATTACTTTATCTCAATGATATGAATGGAGGCAACTATACCAATGCGATAAAATTCGAAACAAAGACTTGGTTAGATAACTGGATGGTTTACCCCAATGGTACTGTAGGTGTTCCTCTTACAGCTACTGGAACTGGTACAACTGCTAATTTCGTTACTCAAGGCTTTATTACAATCGATGGTTCGAATGTTATGGATTCTCAAAATTATGATAATGTGGGTGTTACATTCAAAAATGGATCATATCAGTTAGTAAACAGTGTAAATTGTAAAATTAACGGTGTCACTATTCAAAACTCCCAAGATATGCACTTACATAATCACATTCGCACTTTAACTAAATGGTCTGAGAATTATGCTGAAACACATGGACAATTACATTTATTTGCTAAAGATGACGACGACGCTAACACACTTGATCAGAACAGCGGTTTCAGCGAGCGTGTAGAAATGGTCAATTACAAATACGAAATCACTCAAGCAGGTGCAAATGGAGTATGTACATTAACTGTTTCTTGCGAAGCACGTATTTCATTTTCATTAATGTCTGACTTTTTTGATCGTATGGCCATCCCATTAAAAAATGCAAATGTAGAATTATTCATCACATTAAATGGCTTGAAAAATGGTCCAGGTGCAGGTCAAAACTGGTCCCCAATTGCTATTAATGATGAAGTTAAAGCAGCTCTTGCAAATGGTTCAGTATCTATGTCTTATACTATTGGTGCAAATGGTATCGATAATACTTGCAAATTATATGTACCCAAAGTTACATTCACACCAGAAGATGCCCTTGAATTAGCCCCATTATTAGAAGCAGAAGCCGGCATGGAACGCTCGGTAATTTGGGACGACGCACAAGTTGCTATTAATAGAAATGCATATAATAGCTCTAAATTAGATGATGTTATTGCAAATTCAGTTAGGCGACCAATCAAAGTATGGTCTATGTTCTTCCCAAAGCCTGCTAACGTTAGCCAATTGAAAGATCAGCAATTACCATATCCAGCAATTACAGCCCCAGGAATTAAGACACATCGTTTCGCAGCTCCTGCCAATCACGTGGGACTGAAATCTGCTAACTTACGCGTAGACTCCAAGAAACTTTATGAGGAAAATATTGAGTCTCCTTTCGACTTCTACGAAATGTTTAGAAAACAGTCCTTATCAGGTTTAGATGACAAGCAAACTGGCTCTTTGGTTTCATTCAGAGACTTCCAAGAAAGATATCAATTCTATTGCATGGACTTAACAGCGACAGCATATAAGATTACAGATAAACCAGTAAGCCTGGAGTTTATTGGGACTAAAGTCGATAACGGCGCAGAATCGGAGCTCTACCATGTCATCATAACCGAAACCGTGACCGTGCTCAATTTAGTCAGTGGGAATGTATTAGTAACATCGATCTCATCGCAGTAATCGCGCTAAAAACAACAAAACATATAAAAAATAATGCGGCCAAAGCAGATGATACAGAATAAAATAGTATAAAATTATTCGTTATCAAAATTAAATAATATCTTTATATGTTATATAAAGACATTAATGGTAAAACGAAACGTTAATAGAAGCCTTGATTTAATGGTTGACCCGTCCAGACCATTCGCAGTACCAGTGGCACGATCTAATCTACAGCAATTTCGTCAAGTTGGATCAGTCCCGCTCACATTACAGGAATTAATTAATATACGGAGCTCAATGCAGCCAGCAAAGGAGGGTATTTATACAACTCGAAATAGACGTATAACACGTAATTCGCTTGGGACCTTACAAACCAATGTTCCACAAATGGTAGGTCAACAAGGCAATGGCGTTGTGGGTGACGCTGTTAAATATGGTCGTAGAAAATTAGGTGATTTAATCGACTATGGTGGAGATAAAGCCGTTGATTATGCCGCGAATTATGGTAAACAGAAAATTAGAGGCGTGAGTGGTAAAGTCCGTGGTGATGGTTTTCTGAGAGATCTAGCCGGTACCGCTGTATCTGGGCTTGGATCCTTTATTGGCAATAAGATCAAGGGCAATGGCCGACGTAAACGAGCAACAAAGCCAAAAGCAAAACGTGCACCAAGAGCAGCTAAATTAGTTGCAACCCAAGAAGGTGATGGTTTCCTACGAGATTTAGCTGGTTCTGCAGTAAGTGGACTTGGTTCTTTTATTGGCAATAAGATCAAAGGTAAAGGCAAAGGCAAAGGCCGCAAACGTAAAGGATCCGGTATCTTTGCTCCTGGAATGAGTTATTAAGTTTATTAATAAAAAATATTTTTCTGACATAGTATTATATATAAATGTGCACTTGGGAAGAATGTGCTATGTGTGGAGATGAATTTAATTTGGGATATGATACATATTACGTATGTGATGAATGCGATGATAATGTATGTACAAGTTGCGCATATGTAGATCATAAAATAATATGTCTTAAATGTCATGATCAGTCGGAGAAGCAATCAAATCAAAATTGTAATGTTTAAGAGAAATACCTTTGATAATGTCAATTATTATATAAATGTAATATATGATAATGAAAAAAGTGTTCAGATCCTTGAGTAATTGGGACATCGACCAATATTATCAAGGCAACCAATATTACAGAGGATGCTTTCCCAGAGATGCCCTGCCGAAGAAAATGGAATTGGGATTTTACATATTAAATATGGATGCTCAAGCTGGCGAAGGAACACATTGGACTTTGATGATCAGATTGCCAAGCATGCCTGCAATTATTTATTTTGACCCATTCGGAGTGATATGTCCCATAGAAGCCCTGAAATTCATGCGCACATTGAGAAATAAAATGTATTATTCTACATTGGACCTCCAAGACATTGATTCGTCTCTATGTGGTTATTATTGTTTGTATGTAGCGGATCAGATGATGAATGGCCGGAAATTTCTCGACATATGCGCAAATGACTTCCAAAACAGAACAGAAGTGAATGATAATAATATTAGGCATTATTTTCGAAATACCAAATTCTAAATTATTATCTAGAAGCGGTATAAAGAAATAACAGTATAAAACAATAACAAACAATAACAAATGCCAGATTACACCCGATCCAAAATATATAAAATTGTAAATAGCATTGACGATAAAATATATATCGGAAGCACAACGAAACAGCGCCTGTCATCTCGAATGGGTGAACATCGTGCCAATGCTAAGATGGAGAAATATGTTAATGTCAAACTCTATCAACACATGAATGCAGTCGGGATCGATAAGTTTATTATTCAATTAATCGAGTTGTTTCCATGCACGTGCCGAGATGAACTGATGGCGAGGGAAACAGACCTTATGCGGGAATTGCAACCTGCTCTAAATATGAACTTAGCTTTTAACCCAGTAAAGCCAGGTTATTATAAAGAATATTATAAAAAACACAAAGAACAGAGACTCGACAGTGCATATAAATATATTGCAAAAAATAAACAAAAAATCAGTTTGAGGCAGAAACAATATTATGAGAATAATAAAGCTATGATAAAACAGAGACAGGATGTAAAGCACACGTGCACTATTTGCAATATCGAAATTCTGAAGATGACAAAATGCAGACATGAACGTTCTTTGAAGCATCAAACTCTTATGAAAAATAGTATAGATCAAAATAATAATCTCTTGTAATGATATATAAAAGATGTCAATTTTCTGCGTCAAGTGCCGGAAAAAGAGCGGTGATGTCAGTCCGAGATTAGTTCAAAGCAAAAATGGAAGAGCCATGGTTAAAGCACAATGTTCAGTGTGTGGAACTCAAAAGAACCAATTTGTTAGCGCTGCAACAGCTAGGGCAGCTCCTCAAAGAGGTCAAGGTGGCAGGAAAAGAGGAAAACAAATGCAAGGAGACGGTATTCTAGATACTCTCTTCGGATGGATCTAAATGAATTCCAATTGATTATTAATAATTTTATGTTGAACATTATCAATATAAAAATACGATTTGTTTATGCATACCATTTTGGGACATCTTCCCAAGCATCAGCAATATCATCGAAACCTAAAGTTCGGATTAGCTCTATTATAATATCATCAGCTTCTGAGTGGGTCACTTCGTAATCCCTAGAATATTTAAATTTTTTCAATCTATTTAGGTAGTCTTTTTCCTGTGCAACTGTTAATTCATATGTTTCGTATGTTTCTTTGTCACTATTGCAGCATTCTTCACATCGCGAACCTTCAGCAAAATGGTCGGTACATATGACCTTGCGACATTGGCTACATAATGCTTCCCAATCAATTTCATCTCCACATATTTCACAAACAATCTCTTCGGACATTTATAATAATGTGCTATATATTTTATTTATTTAAGTGACTGCGATTTTTTACCTTTCATAACCTTTTCGGTAATAGTCCATTCAACTTGATAATCAACGAAACTACCTCGTAAGTATTGTTCCCATAAACTACGAATAGTACTCATATCATGTTCATATTTGTTTCGAATACAAAGCTCTCCCTCTCGTTCCTCAAATAGTTCTTTATCATAGTCTTTATCCTGATCACATATCCAATTAATGACAGCATTTCCTATTTGTTCACAAACATAGTTTTGAGCTTGCTTTTGAGTTCTGAATATTTCAGGATCTCTAGGATAAATGCCATTATCATACCTATGTTTGTAATCATCTTCATAGTCTGTAATTTGAACAATCCAAACCATTTATAATAATACGCTATATATTTTTTTTATTTATTTGAATGCGATTATTTTTCCTATTTCGCCGATTTCTGATAACTTTTATCATAGGGATCTTATAAAGACAGCTTAATTGTTCGATCCTTTCGCTCGAATAGCCCTCCCCTGTTTCGCGGCTTTATATTTGCTAATTAGTCTAGATTTATAGTTATTCGCTATGTAATAATACTTAGCTCCAGTTGAGCCATATTGATAATAAGGACCATTTTTGTCGATCCTCCTAAAAACAGGCATTTATATATTATAGTCATTGAAAATAATATATGTGATTTATGTTAGATTGATCAATGATCAATTGAGAATATTCCTAAATATAATAATTCTTTATTTGAATGTGATTCTTTTTTCCTATTTCGCCGATTTCTGAGAACCCGCAACATAGAGATCTTATAAAGACAGCTTAATTGTTCGTGCCATTCGATATCCCTATTTACTGATGCCTTCAGCCATTGCTGTTTCATTGAATATTCTAATAATGGGTTAGGCTGCATTTATAATATTCCAAATAAAATAATTTGAAGTTAATGAACTCA